GTTTGTCCTGTAGACGATAAGCTTCTTTTTCCCAAGGCAAATCGTAATAGTCAGTTCCATCTGGAATGGTTTTCTTCTTCCACTTTTTACCATAACAATCCATCTCTTTGCGATAATACTGTTTTACATGAACCATCTCATGGGCCACAGTAGTCACAAAATCTTTAAGGGTTAAGTCCTTACTACATTCGATTTCAAACTCACGATTGCCATCACCCATCATGCAGTAACCGACAGCATCCCCTGTCATCTTTTTGATGTTTAATTCAATGTAAAGTGTGCGAACACGAGGCATCATTTCTTTGATGCAGAATTGAACCACCTTTTCGGCAATTTCCCTTTGGAACTTGTTACCACCATTGACTTCAATATAATTCATAAGATTTCCTCTCATTTATACCTATATTATACATGTTCTGAGAACAAAGTCAAGCGTTTTTTGCTAAAAAAAGCCCTTGAAAATCAAGGGCTTATGAAAAAGTTGGAGCGGGTAGACGGAATCGAACCATCGTCATTAGATTGGAAATCTAAGGTAATACCATTATACGATACCCGCTTAGGAAATGCTAGGGGGTGATAGTGAGTTGAGAAGAAAGGAAGTATCTCACCCCCCAGCATTATTATTATAGTAACACTAAGTTACTAATAAGTCAAGAATTTTTTGCAAGTTTTTGTGCAGAAGATGTCGTTTCTGTATTTCTACGAGTCCAACCTCTACCAAAGGTTTCAAAGGTTTTAAGTGATTCGTAGTATCCTTGACGATTTGATTGATATGTATCAATCGTTGCAGCAAGTCCTTCAACTTGAACATATGCGTTTACTGATCTAAGTGTAGCAGGCCCGATTGCACCATCTGCTGTTGCACCGACAAGATTCTGTAGATACTTAGCAGCACGACCAGTTCCAGCATTAACACCAAAATCAAATACACATAAATCAAGCCCAGCAGGCAGATCATCGCCCTTCACCCTATCCCAATAATTTTTTCTATATATTGGTGCGACATCATCAAACTCTAGTTCTTTCATGTCCTTCTGAGTAAGATCGTTTTCCATACACCAAGACTCATAAACTCTTTTAGTTACTCCCATATTGGTTTCACCGCCAGGGTCTTTTGGATGATTCACATAACCACCTTCGTGGTGCAAAATCATTTCCAAACATTGTTCATAGTTGTCTTTCATACATTAACTCCTTATGTAATGGTCATTCCAACCAAATGCTTCTTTAACTACGTTATCAGAGAGACCCTTGTATACTTGATGCAGTTTCTTATCTTTAGCATTAATCAACAATTCGGCCTCACTCTTATGTAGTCCCTCTAGCATCTGGATAAACATGTTTTCTTTTTTAAACTTTGCAATTGTTGTATCCCCACCCTTAATAAATCGAAACAACTTTCTTGCTTCTCTTCGTAGAACTGTATGTTCAGTTCCTTCTTCTGCTTCGTTTGCTTTGTAGGGAACATCTCCTTCTGGGATTTCCCACTCAATGTTAGGATCAAAAGATGATTTGATAATCATTCGTAATGGTTCACAATCATACTCTTTAAGGACTTCTACTTTTTTTTCCTTAGTTTTTGCATTATGAACCTTTTTTAAAACCTCAGAAAGTAGAGGTGTGTATGTGTCTTTAACCATGTTAAAAGTCTCCAATATCATTAATGAGATTCTTCAATCTCTTTTTTATAAAGTAATTTAGTAATCCAGATCGTTCACCTACTTTAACATTCTCATATTCATCAAGAATTTTTTCTTGTAAATCTTGTGGAACAAAAGACAGGTCAATCAACTTCTGATTTCTTTGATAATTTCTCATCATCTCTTCATTACAAAATTCATCCAGTTCTAAGTCTTTCCATTTAGCAACTTTACCACTGCCTAAAGGCTTCTGCCGTAGACTGTCTATAAAGGTGTTATCTGGTGATAAGAAGTTAGGTATACCATCACTTCTGTCTCCTTTAAGAATATGTTCTTTGATATATTCTTTAGGGTCAGAACCGTTTACAAACTTCTTTAGTGTAGGACTGAATTGTTTTACATTGGTGTGAGTCTGCAACTGAAAGAAATCTTTGTCACTAGATATAATCAAAATCTTTTCATAATTTGATGGACGTTTAGCAACATGGAATACAAGAGAAGCGATAATATCGTCTGCCTCTGCACCATATACTTCTATTACTTTATATGGAAAATATTCTTTTATCTCATCACGAATTTTGTTCAGAGTTTCAAAAATATTGTTCCAATCAAGTCCAGATTTTTTTCTGTCTTTCTTTCGGTTACATTTATAGTTGGGGAAGATTTCTCTTCTCCAATAGTGTTTGCTGTCATAACAAAGAATTAACTCACCATACTCTTCTGAAAACTTACTGCGATAAGAACGCAAAGAGTTCAAAACCATATGACGAACTAGGTCTTCGTCAACCTCATTGTCACCTCTACTACCAATCTGCATCATCAGATTAGAGATGGTCACTTGATTCATATCAATCAAAATCATAGTATATCCCAATTATTCATTTTACATTTTCTCATAATATATAGTCTTTCATTTTTCCAATGATGTGGGCCTATAGGATTTCCTACTTCCTCATCAATGTTGTAGTATGTTTTACTTACTTTCCAATCAAACCCAAAGGTTGAAACGTGTTCTGGTTTTGCTCTTTCTACTATATTGAATACCATCATACCAGCAGATGGACGTTTTGTCAATAGATTTTTCATTTCTTCCCAATATTCAATTGGGTAATAGACAAAAGGAATTCCCTTACCTTCTAATCTTTCTTTTTCTTGTTTCGTTCTTCCAGTGGCTCCAGATAAATGAACAAGACACTTATAGTTGGGATATTTGTTCATATAAGAATAGACATTAAGTCCATTTCCAGCACCAACAATATCAGTTTTTGTTCCAATATGTTTTGGTGCAATCCACTTGTTGTTCCAAACGAATCCAAAATTCATTCTGATAACAACTCTGTGTCCATCTATCAATGCCCCATCCTCTTTATCAAAGATAGAGTTTGCATTACCAACGATAGCAACGGTTTTACCTTTTATATAATCTTCTAATTCAGAATATGTTTTCATAACAAATTATGGTGCTCCCACACAGAATCGAACTGCGAACTGATGATTACAAATCAACTGTTATACCGTTTAACTATAGGAGCTAAAATTATTCCTTATCTTCATCCCCTAAAAGATCTTCTGCTATAGTTTTCATAAATTCTGTATCAACAGTAACTTCCATTTTCTTACCATCTATTTCAGCAGAAACAAACAACTCAGAAAATTTTTGCATTGGATGCCCCATACCAAAATTTCTGTAAATCATAGACTTAACCATTTCAATCAAAAGTGAGGTGTCTTGTATAAATTCAACCCTATCTACATCTATACCATTTTCGGACATATTATGTATCATATTAATGATCAATCCTTCAGTAAGATTTTCTGTAAATAATACATTTTCATGAACTTCTATACCAGTATCGTCTATTTTAATTTCTTTAGTATTCTTGTTTCCCTTAAAGGGGAACTGAATTACTTTACCCTTTTCGTTTTCCATAGTATCCATTTTCCTCTTCCATTTCTCGTGTCCATTCACATCCAAGGTCTGGATACCATGTCCCCACATTACGTTTTGGTGTTCCGTCTTCATGATATGCCATCACTAGACAAACACTTTTGGTTTTATGTTGTTGAAACTCTCCCCAAAATAAATCTAACCAAACGCCATCTCTTAGGTATCTTTCCATATTACGAATATACCCTTCAATGGATGCCACCTTTGCTGCAGCACCCTTTACATTTGCTCTTTTGGCCGCACGTTCTGAGGTAAGTATACCTTTCTGTGTTTTAATCCACTCCTTTACTTTCTTGTGATGCCATGGGTCGTCTTCACCACGTTCAAGAACAGATGGATGGATTGATTTATATTCTGGGGGATTTTCTTTTAATCGTTTTTCACGAGCTTTAGCAAGACGTTCTGCAGCTGCTGCCCTTTGTTCGGCAGACATAGGTTTGCGTCTTTTACGAGTCTTAGGTAGTGTTGAGTCAGTCTCCACTTTAGCACGGCGTGCCATATGTCACCTCTAATAACCAAGTTCTTCAAATCGTTTCTGCATTTTTCGTTTATATCTACGAGTTGCTGCAGCCTTTGCCTTTCTACGTTTTGTTCCTCTACTTTCGTAAAAAGATCTTTCACGCAGTTCTTGAAAGAAACCATCTTTGATTAGTTTCTTCTTCAATACCCTTAATGCACCATTGACATCATCATTACGAACTTCTACATACATTCCAGATGGTGCTGGTTTTGT